ATGTGGTTACAAATGGTTGTATTGAGTTCTTATTATAAGCTACCTTGTTTCTTATCTGCTCAAAGATAGCGTCTTGCGCTCCATTACTCTCTACTAAGGTATTAGGTCTGTACTTGTTTAACTGCTCTACAATGTTATTAATTATGCTGCTCCATTCCATGTGCCGCCACCTTTCTGAATAGACTTCTATATTGTTATTGTCTACAATAGTTAAAACTGTATAATCGTCCGACCTACCTAAGTCAATCCCTGCATAAAGGTTAGATGTTTGTACACTTATAGCTTTACATTCTTTAATATTTGTAAACACACTTGAGCCATTATCTAAGAACTCTGCTAGATACTCTTGTTTAAATACGTGGGTTGGTAAGTTCCTTTCTGCTTCTTTTATTTCTTCGGGGTCTATAAATGGGTTGTCGTAGCTGCTACCTCTGAAACTAATATAGTTGCTATTGTGTTCGGCTAAATTGAATAGATTGTAAAATTGATTCTTACCCTTTGGAGTTGATAAGATAAGTACCTTTTTACCTCTGACTAATACAGTAGCTTTAAGTACTTCGTTCCATGCTTCGGGTCTAAAGAATGCGAACTCATCACATATTAAAGCATCAAAAGTCTCGCCTCTAATACTATCGTAGGCATCTGCACTATAAAACTGAATAGAGCTACCTGTAGTAAATTCTAGTATTAAATCTCCTTTGTTTACATTGGTAATAAATGGACAGCCTACTACAGCCTTCTCTATGTCCTTAAATACTTTCTTAGCTTGCTTGTATATTGGAGATACCCAACCTATTTTCCAATGGTTGTTTTCTAAAGCCCATTTTATACTTTGGTTCTCCCCTAGTGTAGACTTCCCAAATTGCCGACCAATAGAAACTATACAATACTTTATATCTGTGTCTAAGGCTTTATGTATCTCCCTTTGCTTTGGGTGTGGTCTATATAAATCTACCTCCTCCAATTATCCCCAATTAGTTTTATAAGTTTTTACTGTATGCTTATGCTCAATAACCTCTGGCTCATTTAATCCCATCATTTTAGATATAGCTTCTAAGGCTCTTATTTTGTCTGTGTTCTTAGTTTGGTTCATTATTCTATAGAACGCTTGCTTATCTTCTTTGGTTAGCGTATTGTCTGCTCCTAACTGGAAGGTATAATCTGCATCGCTTATAATTTGCAAGTAGCCTTGTAAGATAAAAGCTCTGTCTATTCCATGTGTTTCTGATAGCTCTCCCTTTAGGATTCCAATAGTTAGGGTTATGTTAGGTTGGTTTGCTAACTTAGACGCTTCTACTTTTAACCACTCAGCATCCTTATTAGTCGGGTTATAAGCCTGTCTATACGCTTCTGTTTGATTACCTAGTGTAACGCATAGCTCTGCAAATTTTTGTTCTTTAGGTGTAAGCTCCTTATCCATTGTTTAGTATTATGTTTTCTGTTTTGTTTATCCAGTCCTCGCTTTTGTTTGGGTGCTTAACGTGCAGTAGTTCATGTATAATGTCCGCTTCTGTTAGTTGTCTATCGTGGTAGATAGTGCCTACCTTATTCTGTTGGTCTATTTCTATCCCTACAAAGTACCTATCTTTAACTAGGCAATCATTATCGTAAACTACTTGGGTAGGTTGTATTTCTTGTATTAAGAAAGTCCACTCTTTTAAGTTTAGTTTACTTTGCCATTTATTCACTAAGGCACTACCCATGAAATTCTGTTTTGTCTAGTTTAAAAGTACCCTTCCCATTCTCATAGAATGAGCATAAAATATACTTCTTAGTTTCATGGCTAATGTATATCTTTTTATTTTTATATGTGTATTCTTTTGACCAATCCATTTCTTCAAATTCTTTTACCATTCTGCTCTATTCTATTTCTGTTTAACATCTGTTCGTTTACCTCGCTATTTTGCACTACCTGAAATATAAAGTTTCTGGGTAGATACTTCCACCTTTGAATAAGTGAAGCATACTGTAGGGCTTTATAGTGTTTACGTTTAATCTTCATATAAATTTATAAAATATACTTCTCCATCTGTTTCTATTGTGGCATTCGCTGCCCATATCGTAATGTAACCATTCATATACTCAGTTACCATGTATAAGTTACCATCCTCATGTACTTCTAAGCAATAGCTATATACGTTCTCCTGCTCCATACTTGTCAACTAACCTATTATACCCTGCTATCATTCTTTGGTAATATCTCTGTTTACATATTCCACAACCTAGATTCAATCTAATATTTTTATCCTCCTCAATATACTTCAAAAATAAAGTAGCTATTGCTTTATTAACTTTTGGGTCTCTACTAATAGCATTCAACTTTTTATACGCTTTCAAGTATGGTAGATAAGGCCTTAACTCCTCAAACAAAGGGTGGCTTTGCTTTATTCCTGTAAATGGTGTTAGCTCCTCTATTCCATGTGCTACATCGGGCATAGCATCCAACCACTCTAATAGAACTACCTTAGTCATTCCCTTAGTGTTTATTCCTAGCTTAGTAGCATAGCTCTTTAAAGCTCCCCATTTTAACTCTCTGTAATTCATTAATCTTGTTTTGCAAAGTATAAAAATATAACCATGTAAGTAATGTCCATAAATACAATAGTAAAAGCTATACCTATCCAGAAAGACAAACAATAAGCACAGCTCACAGGCTTAAAGTCTAAAGTGTAAAGTATCTTACTAATCGGTTGGTAAACATATCTAAAACCCTCCTTAGTCGAAAAGGTTTGTTTGAATAGGCTAGTCCATCCTAGTATCGCCAGTATTGATATTACTATTATGCTCATTTGTTTTGCTTTCTTAATTTGTTATAAATGCTTTCCATTCGTTCTTTTGCTGTGGCTCTGTGTATTCCTGTATGGTCTGAGAATAGTTTTATAGATAGGTTTCTCTTTACTATTTCTTCGACCCAAATACGTTCCATTTCATCTAACTGTTTAACCTGCTCTAAGTACTCCTTATAAACGTTATTGCTAATGTAAGGAATATCTTTTGACTTTAAGTAGTCAAGTTCTGTAGATTCTCTTAATACATTGTCAAAATGCAAACGGTTAAACTCGCTACCCGACAAGTGAAACATCTTATAAGCCACCACGAAAATAAAGCCATCTATTTTGTTGAGGTTATTCGGTAGCTCATTAGTCAAAAAATATATGTTAACCTCCTGCGCTAAGTCTTTCCAAATGTCAGAATGCTTACAGATATTCTTGCAGGCAGTTTCTATTACTTGCCTCTTTTCTTTTATAAACTCCTCGTTCACGTCTGTAAATATAGTAATTTTTTTTGTCTTATATTTTTGATAACGTAATTACTAGATTTAGGTTTCTTTAGGCTCATTCTTTTTTATTAAAATATCTCCTAACTAAATACCCTCTTAATACACTAGCAATAAAAAAAACAAAAGTAATTATTACATTTTGCGATATGGTTACTGGAATATCTAACAAAGGGTATATTATTATTTGAATAATAAAAGAGGTAACTAACCCTATTACGGTATTAGCTACGCTCTCTATTATGCTATGCTTCTTAGATTGCATTAAGATATTTCTAGCTGTTTAATTTCATCTTTAAACCTTTCTTTAGTTAGAGATAAATTTATCTTAGCTTGTTTAAAATAACTATCTTTTAACTCTATACCAATAGCTTTACGACCTAAAGAAACAGGACTATAAACCTCACTACCTACTCCCATAAAAGGAGTAAGAACTACCTCTCCTTTATTACTGTACATTTCTACTATCCTATCTATAACATCTAGCTGTAATGGATGTACGTGCTTTTCGTCATCCTCCTCTCTTGAGTCTCTAAAGGGTAATACATTATCTATTCTTATATCATCCCATACAGAAGATGCGTAGCGCTGCCAAATATAATGACTTAATTTATTACTCTTTGGGTCTTTATGGTCTTTGAAATTTTTATTCAAGTACTCCCATAATTCGTCCTCGTTTAAATCTGTCTTATTAGCATTATTCCATGCTCTTAAAATATTTGGCAGTACTGGTACTTCTCCAAAATACTTACTTAGTCCGTTTGGATGCGTTACTGGGACTTCGTTATCTCCTTTCTTTGTAAATATTAAAACATAGTCAGGCATAGCGGTAAAGCATTTTGTAGAATCCTCTACTATAAATTTGTGCATTAAACTCCTTACCATAGTTCTCATTCGTACTTTTAAAGGCTCTTTCCATATTGTTATACGGTTTCTATACTCAAAACCATATTTAGTATGTAGTCTTATTATCTCATTTGGAAAGTCCCAAAGCCTACAAGTATTATCGAAAACATCCGTACAATGTACAGCAGTAATACGCCCTTTTTTTGTTACTCTAGCTACCTCTTTAATTAAGTATTCGTACTGTTCTAAAAATTGCTCTTTACTTTCGCAGTTGCTAAAATCATTCTCACTACTTGAATAATTATATAATCCTGCAAATGGAGGAGAATAAACAGAAAGGTCTATACTTTCATCTTCTAAAGTTGGCATTACAGACATACAATCTCCATTATAAATAGCGTATTCATCTGTTACTAATTGGTCTTTTACATTGTTTTTCATAGTTATATAAATTTTGGTTTAATTATTTCTTTGTTAAATTCTTTGTTTTTATCTTCAAATACTTGGTTAACATTCTTTGTTAAATTTTCGTATAAGTCTATTGCTTTTTGTGTCTTTTGTTTAAGAGCTTCTAGTACTCTGGTTTGTCCATCTGAAATAACCATATCAATAGTTACCTCGTTTTTTTGTCCAAATCTCCAAAACCTTCTAATAGCTTGGTAATACTGTTCGTAGGAATATGTAGGAAAAAATACAGAGTGATTACAATGCTGCCAGTTTAAACCCATCCCAGTCATTTTAGCTTTAGTTATAATTCTTTTAATATCTCCATTCGCAAAGTCTAAAAGTATTTTCTCCTTTTTTTCTATTGACATACTACCGAGTATCTCTACTGCTTCTGTATCTAGTTGTTTTATTAAGCTGCTTTCATCGTTTAGGTTTACCCAGTATACAGATGTTTTACCCTTAGCTAATTCTACAGCTTTTTTACATCTATCCTCTATGGTTTGCTTTTGCTCATGTCTAACCTCTTGAAAACTTTTAGCTATTACGTTAAACATTTGTATCTGTCCTTTACAATCTAACAAAGAATTATTTTTAATTATATGCGTATTGTTTATTAGTTTGGGTAGGTTATACCTTTCGTTGCTATATCCAATATCGCTAGGCATTTTTATCATAATACTCCATTGATTAACCCATGCAAAAAAAGATATTTCTGCGTGTGGCTTTAGATAATACTTTTCTCCTATTTGCCTTTTTTGCTTCGCTATACTGCCTTGGTTGTTTTTAAAGAACTTTCCTAGCATATCCATATAACCCATATAACCTAAAGCCTCGGAGCTAGTACCTAATTCTATAAAATCGTTAGGACTAGGTGTAGCTGTTGAAAGGAATCTATAAGGTAACTTTTTAACAAATGAGGTTATTTGATTCTTAATTTTACCATCAAAGTTTTTAAGTATTGAGCTCTCATCTAATACTACCCCTTTAAAATCTTCGCTATTAAAATAGTGTAATCTTTCATAATTACAAATAACTATACTCTTTGTGTGGTTTCCATCCTTTGAATATTCAATATCTGTTATACCCATCTTTTCAGCTTCTAAAATAAACTGAAAAGCTACAGCTAAAGGAGTTAATATTAATACCTTTCCTTTTGTGTGGTTTACTACATTTTGAGCTAAGGCTAATTGTATTAATGTTTTACCTAATCCAGTATCTGCAAATACAGCTATACGACCTTTCTTAACTGCTCGTGTTATTATTTCTTTTTGAAAGTCAAAAGCCATATCTGGAATGTAGTTAGGTTCAAACCCAAAGCTACCTAATAAATGTTTTTTACTTTTAACAAATTCTTCGTAATTCATTTCGTTCATAGTTTTTAATTTTAGTTTATGTCTGCAATTTTAAATAGAATATTTTACTCTACCTAATTTTTTTATAACTTTTTAATTTTATCCTTATAAATTACTTTCATTTTAATAAGCTCAGGAATAGAATACTTTTGTTGTATATGTGCTTTAACCTCTAAGCTATGGAATTCTACCTCTCCTATTCTTAAAGGCAACCTCTTTGTATATTCTATTAAGTTACCGTGTTTCCATTGGTTACAATGAACGCATTGCCCATGTATGTTATCTGTATTAAATCTTAACTCTGGATAAGAACCGCAGGAGTAATAATGTCCTGCGTCATACTTTCCTATTAATGGAGTTCCACAGCTTATACATCCTTTGTCCTTATCTCTTAAGCGAACGTATTTGTTTACTATTACCTGAAGCTCTTTAACATGGTCGCTATAAGTTTTTAGCTTTTCTTTTAAAACTTTCTTTTCTTGTTTCCACTCTTTGGCTTTTACTTTGTTTTTCCATTCTAAAATACAGCTAGGTTCTAAGCAAACTTTCTGGAGAAAGTACTTAGGCTCAAATTTATCTTTGCAAATTTTACAGCGTGGCATTAAAATAATAGTTCTTTAATTGGTAATAATATTCCTTTTGAGGTGTTCGAATCTCCTCCGTTAATATCTCTCTTTGTGTTTATGTATCTCCTGCAAATAGTTTTTAGCTCAGTAGTTTTAACTATAACTATCTTTTCATTTGACAATATAAAAGCGTAAAAGTCTGCTTCACTTTTAGATATTCCTGAAGGTTTACCTCGTGAGTAATACTCTATAAATATGTTACCAGTCTTATGAGCTTGTAAATCTGTTTTAACTTCTATCTTTTTTGACTGTAATATATTGCCTAGATACTTCTCCCCTACTTGCCCTACTTCTAAGTCATATTTAAAATCATTATTATACTTCATCTAGTTGCCCTATTACGTGCTGTATAAACTTCTCCATTTTATTACTATACCATTCTGCAAACTGCTCCTTTGTAGGGTCGCTCCCTTTCTTTTGCTTACATAAAATATAAAGCGCATTTCTTAGTCTTTCGGCTTTGCTTTTACCTGATGGTTTGTCTAGTACAACCTTATCAATTTGGTTTATTTCGTCTGTGCTTAGTCCTTCGCTATCTTTGTAGTATAGTATTCCGTTTGAGTCTAGTAGCTTATCTACTTCCATTAATTCTGTACTGGACTGCTCTAGGCTTGTAATAAATGAAATTTTTAAGCTCTTGTCTTTTCGTCTAGTCACTCCATCTAAGGAGCATTGTTTTAGTAGTTTCATGTTGTTTTGTTTTTATGTAGTTCTATGTATTCAGTAATATTGTTTGTTCTTTGGTCTGCTAAATTAGCTCTAGTCCTTAACTTACTGTTTTCTACAGACAATTTATATATCTGTGAGTCTTTGTTTTTTAATTCCTTACTGTACATGATGCTCAAGTCATAGAGCTTGTTAATCTGTTCTAAGGCACTTTTAAGCGTGTTTAAGGTACTTTTAGCATCTTCCGATAGGGTAAGACCCTTTAAGGCATCTTCTTTGCTTAGAGGCTGTTTATATGCTCCGTTCTTTTCTAGTACCCTTTCAATAAGGATGTTTAATTCTAGTTTTGTAGTTAGTTGTTCTAGTGTCATAATTAAAATAGTTTGCTTTGTTCTACTTTGTTTTGTGTTATAATTCCTCTAGCTGTGTTTAAAACGTGTAACCCTAAATCTGAATTAACAGCGTTTCTATCTACTAGCTTTTTATCGTGTGCGTGTTTACCAGTACCTACATACTGCTTCATCATTGTACCTACATCTCCTTTAGGCTGCTCTATTAATTGTATGTTAAAGTTACTCCAAAGGTAATGCCTGCCAATTTTAGTGGGTTTAATCAATGGCTCATAATATCCTATAACATTCTCTACGCAAAATTTACCTTTACAAAATTGATTAAGAAATATTATTTGTTGATATAAACTCATGTCGGGGTATCTGCTGCGCTTTCTTATTTCATTAGTAAAGTAATTTGTCTTACTATGTGTTTGGCAAGGAGGACTACTCCATATAAAATCAAATTCTCTATAGTGGTCTAATAGGTATTCGTGGGCATCTGCTACAATCAAATTATCGTTAGGGTATAACTCTTTATACTGTGCTGCTATCTTTGGCTCATATTCTACAGATGTAACTTCTACATCTTCCCACAGCTTTCTATTACCTCCTATTCCTGCGTATAAATTAAGTACTTTCATAATTATTTTCTTTTAATTAAAATTATTTCATAACACCAAAAATGAAAACTAACAAAATCATTAAATATTATTATTGTTGGGATTATTATTTTAGCTGCTACTTTGTTTACTTTCATATTTTAAATTCTTCTTCTTCCATGTAACCGTTTAACCAATCTTCGTCTTTTGTTGGCTTAGGTTCTATGGTGTGGTTAATATCAAATGCTTTATTTGGTTTTAATTCTGTTTGTTTTGGCTCTATTACTGGCATATCACTTAATGGGTTTTTAGCATTAGGCGGTAATATACTATAATCTTTTTGACGAATGTAACAATTAAAACTTAAACCTCCTTTATCCATGTGAAATATTACAGGCGATTCCATAAAGGTTGGCGTTCCTCCAGTTTCTACTTCTTTAATTTTGCGTACGTGTACCTCTGTTTTCATCCATTCGCTTTCATGCTGAGTCAATCTGTGAATTATAATCATGTCCGATGCACGATTTACCCACTTACCGCCACCCTCAATATCACTCGCCATTAAAGGCATGGGATGAGATGCAAAATCATGTCCTTTGTGGTATGTCTTTCTTAACGCTTCTGTATTACCATGAGCAAGTAAGTAAATAGTTTTATTGTGCATTTGACAAAACATTCTAAACTCAGAAGCTACTGCATAATCTCGCTCGTGGCTATTGCCTTTTATATCTTCGCAGGTTGCTAAACTATTGTAAGGGTCTATTACCAAAGCATCAAAGTACTCGCAATCTTCTAAAGCTGCTTTAAACACATCGCGAAAGTTCATAAACCTTTTATTGATTCTGTAGAACTGTTCAAAGTCTATAAATTTAAAGTGTTCACCTACCCAGTTAAAGTGGTATTCATACTGCTGCTCGTCAAGTTCTTTTAGTTGTTTACCTGCATGGAGTTGAATTAAATCTCTTTTTATTCCTCCTGTGCTATTCTCTGCGCTAAATATTAAAAACTTTTTACCATGCTTTACAGCTAAACAAAGATAATAATACAGTATAAATTTAGTCTTTCCTACGTTGGCGTGTCCTGCCATTACATTGAATGTACCTTGCTTGTAGCGCAGATGTGAATCCAGGGGGCAGCCTATTTCTAAACCTAGTTTAAAACTTCCATCCCTAATAGAATCTAAATATTGTTTACCTGAATTGTTTTCTAAAATCATGCTAGGTAGTCTTTAGGGTGTATAACTATTTTTTCTTTTTGCTTTGGGTATTCTTTAGCGAGCCATTTCTTAGCAGTAAGATATAAAGATGTATAACTTTTATTCTTAGCGTAGTTTTCTATAGCGTCTAGAATATAATCTATTTGTTTTTTTGTGTATTCCTTGTCTAGTTTTCTTACATCCTCAACAGTTATACTTAAGTGTTTAAAACTGCGATACACTAACTTCTTTTCTTTCTTTACATTCTTGTTAGTTGTTATTCGTTTGTTATCCGTTTGTTGCTCGTCTGTTAATTTGCTTGTTACTACTTGGTATTCTTTGTACTTAACTATTTGTATTATAGTGCCTTGCGAGGTTGAAACGCTTGTTATTTCGTTTGTTAATTTTAGCTTGTTTATTGCTGTCCTTATTTTTTGTGTGCTAAGACTTAGCTCTTTTGCTAGTTTATCGTATCCAGTCATTACCTGACCTTCTTTAATTTCTACTCCTCTGTAGCTTCTAGTCTTATGGTTAGCTTTTAAAAGCAAGTGTAGAAATAACCTTAGTGTATTTGGTTCGTCGTACCACTCCCATTCTAGAATCTGTCTGTGTATTTTAATCCATCCGTTACTCATTTTTTTCTGCATAAAAAAAGACCTATAGGTTTGTTGATGCAGCAACTCCCCTATAAGCCTTAGATATTAGTATTATATGAATAGTAGTTACTTCTGCATTTAACCACTATATACCTATTGTAATATTTTTATTTAGTTGTACAAATATAAGCTATTTTATTTTAAATAAATAAAGATATTCTCACAACAATCAAGAGAATACTATCCATAATGTTAAGAGCTAAATTTAATAAAAGCACTGATTGTTTCTTAATAGGTTACGCTCTTCATCTGCTACTCTATCTCCTTATGTTTCTCGAAAAACAGAGACAGTCATTTCATACTTCACAGCATTGCGACACTTTATTTATTTTAACTTATATCCATTACTTAAAAATAATTGTATTACTTTCCTAAAAGGGTAAGTCATCCTCTGTCTCAGCTTGTACAGTTTCTTTCTCTGGAGCCTGTACATCGTCTTTTGTGCATCTCCAACTCTGTAGAGTCGTGTAGTATTTGCCTTTCCACTCATTTGTATTAACATTAAATTTTACGCTTACCTTATTACCTACTACGTTATACTTTTTAAACTGCTCTACCTTCTCCTGAGAGAATACTTCAAAAGCATATAAGTTGTTGTACGTTTGGTCTGTTTCTACTAAGTAGGTTAGCTTTTGCCATGGCGTGCCATCCTTACCAGTTCCTGTTACTGTTTCTCCTATTTTGGTTAGAGTTCCCTTTATTTCTAAATCCATAATTTATTAATTTTAAATTGGTTACAAATATAACTATTTTAATTCATTTAATTGCTTTAACTTTCTGTGATTTACTAAATATATAAGATTTCTTTCCTGTTGGTTTAAATCATTCCAATTATATTTTGGTAAGTCTGTACCATAATCCATTTCGTTAGTTGAAAATACTGGCTTATTGTCATCGGTTTTTGTATCCCTTGCATTTAGTAATTCGGTTGCATCTTTTTGGTCTATTTTAAATTTTAACTTATACCGATAACCTCGAATAGTTTTTAAACAAAAGCCATAATCTTTATTAATCTCAGTATTTGAAAACCCACGATGAAATAATGTATAACAAATTTCTCTTATATTTCCTTCGTTATGGTCTTTTAGTTTTATTTTATTCATTAGTCCAAAGATATGCTTGTTTATATTCTCGGTTCTTTATTAGTATTAGATTTCTATTAAAGTGGTTCTCTAGCCAAACTCCATGTATATTATACCAGTCGATTGCTTCCTGTTCTGTCATAAAGCCTCCGCTATAGTTCTCTAATTCATTTTCAGAATTATATACCTTATATTCATAGGGTTTAAAGTTTCTTAGTTTCTTTCTCATTAACTTAGTATTAGTTGCTTGTTTAAAATAGAATCTCTGTACTCAATATAGAACTTTCCGCATTCTATAACTCTATCAATTATATCTCTTTCCTTATCTCTGTCTCTTTCAAAACTAATTGTAGTAACTCTTAAGAATGGGTCGTGTTTATCTACTTTGTGTATCTCCCAATTATCCCAGTCTTTTAATAAGTAGTCTGGAGTTGAAACCATGCAGTAGGCTAGCTCTGCTTTAGGCTTATTGTATAGCATCATATAGCCTCTTAGCTGCCATTCATAATCTTTGTTATTTACATCGTCAGGAGATGCAGGAAACGTCTCTAAACTCCACGAGCTTTTAATATCTATTATTTTATCCTCTGCGTTTATATCACATTCGCCAGTTATAAACTCATTAGATAGCCTTTCTGTATTCTTTAGGTATAAAGTACTATGCACTTCATTATAAAGGTCTATACTCGTATCTTCTAAGTCTATTCCTTTGGTTAAGTATTTAGAGTCTATTGTGGACTTGTACCCAAATAAGTCCTCTTTTACAAGTTCCTTAATATAGGTTTTGCAAGTTGCTGACAATACCTCTGTCTTTTTACGTGGGTTTGTCATAATCTTACCTAGTGCGC